AGATCCTGCTTATACTGTTGCTGACGATTAATAATATCCTGAGCATAATGTGCAAAGTATTTCCAGTTGGGACTTGGTGCTACACTAAAATAATATTCTAGCAGATCGTAGCATTCTTGTAAACCGTATGAGTCAACTAAGGCATCTGCTGCCCATTGCTCAACATTTAAATTGACTTGCGGTCTTTCCTCATACCTTGCAGTATGAAGTTTACTGTAGCGACTCAGCAAGGCAAAACGTTCCTTGCGATCAGCCATTACTTACTCTCTAGCTCCGCAGAGGCCTCTTGTACCTTCTCTGACAGTTTAGTCTCTACGTACTCGTAGATTCTGGTAAATGCCTGATCTGTATTCTCGCCTGCACGCTTGCTATCTGTAATCTCTAGGTCAATACGCAATGACTGAAAGTTTCCTAGATTTAGGGTGTAGCCAAGTGCTACCCTTACCCTGGTGTCTTCGTTATTCATACCCGATTCTCTCTCTTAAATTGATTCAGACCAAACTGGAATGAATCTCCCATCTTCTGTTCTCGTATAAGTCAGTATACCATCGCCCATACGTCTTGTCAACTCCTGATTGGATGGTGTTATATCATTAGTGATAAGTCCATCTTTGCGAGGTCTTCCCATATGGTAGGTAGCTAGTATATCACGAATTTCTCTTACCTGTGTCTCAGAATAATAACTTCTTACTTGCCACGCCGTCTGTCCTCCCTTTTGTGATCCAGTTGGATGAGGAATAACTCCACGCTTCATTAGACTTGGCATATACTTCTTGTGTCTGTTTACTAGGTCTGCCGTTTCACCAACGGTGTACGCACGTTTTCTATTCTTTTTAAAGTCCGAGATAAGACAGCTTTCAATTCTATCTTGAATAATATTATAAACAGACATAATTCCATTAGACCTGTTAAGATGATGAACCCGTACCAAATCTCCATTTAAAAACCATACCTTTTTATTTCCAGGAATTATTGGGGCCTCGTTATATTCTTCACGAGTCCTATACCCACGCTTTGGATTGGGAGCCATGGGTTCCTACTAGTTAGGCACACCAATTGCGATTAAGTTAACAGAAATAGATACCTCACCAGATGTTCCAAATCTAACAATCCCCTCAATTCTGGCATTGCTTACTGAAGTAAGAATTACTGTAACATTTTTACCTGCTGGGGTGTCTCCGATATTTACTGCCGTTGCCGTTGCAATTGGTGCGTATTTAAAGTCTGCTGGGAAGTCATAAAAGAATGATCGCTCGTTACCAGCTGTAACGATACTGTTGTTGGTCACTGGGATAATACCGCCAAGAACCTTTGAGTCAGCTGTCCTTAGGGTCTGCTTACCAACTGCAGTATCAATTGTTGTATACTTTGCAGTAGATGGAGATACCTGTGCAGACAGATCATTGATAGCATTAGCTAGCTGATAGACATATGCAAGGTCTAGCGGTTGTCCTCGCTCTGGTAGTGGAATAATTGCCATGGTTTAATTATACCACATTCAAATCTAGGACGCTAGTCTGAGCAACAACTAAGGACGGTAGCTGCTTTCTTGGTACAGTCATGTTTTGGATAAACACTTGTGCAGAAACCTTTCCATCTGGAATTGGTATAGTGATATAGTTTCCAGATATAGTAGCCTTAAATTCTGACAGGCCAGTGCTTCCAGACTGTGTACCCCAAGCAACCCACACATCGTATGGTGCAATTGATCCTGGCTCAAGCTCTTCCCAGGATATGGCCAACAGACCATTGCCACTAGTAACAGAGATTCTGTCGTCCTCGGCAATCTCAAGTGGCTTTGGCTCAAGGAGGTATTGTGGTGACCAGTGGGAAACCCTGTTCTTGTCTTCTGAAACTATTCTAAATCTTACAACATACTTCTCTTCATCTGTGTTCAGCGGTGGCAGCTCTGACTGACGAATGATGATCTTTTTAATGTTGCTATCGGCCATTACGCCACATCCATTGCAAATCTAAATTCCACAAGATTGGCAGTGTTTGGTGCCTTTAAGATTGGAAGCCCTGAGTCTGTCTTGGTTACTGTGTATCCTGTTAGCCCATATACTGGGCTTACAGAGTTTAGGTTTTCTACACGCATGGCGTCAAGTGCTATGTAGTAGTTCGATGAAAAGTCTCCTCCGCTTATGGCAGATGCATAAATCTTAACTACGCTTGCCCCCTGCCAGGAAAATTCTGAGCTCTTGTCCAGCTCTTCCAATTTCTTACTTACAACAAAATATCTGTTATTGGTAAAGTCACTTGTGCTAGATAAAAGGTGAGTCTTAAACCTAGCATACTGCTGAGTTCCGCCTCCTTCTGGCGTAGCAAACTCTACTATAATTTTAACATCTGTTGGGGAAGTGCTATCTGCATTTTTATTAATAATCGAGAATGCAAGCCTGAGCTCATCCTTTGCAGAATACTTGTCCAGGTCAAGCTGTATGCCGTTTAGGTGGATGTGGGTTGGATCATAGTCAACGCTTTCTGGGTCTGACTCTACATACAGGTTATCCCCAGATCCAAGAACTGAGGATGTATCTCCACGCATAAAGATTACGTTATTTAGAAATCTTGGCCTTTCGTTTCTTTGGGTTCTGATTGTGTCGTCAAGGACAACGTCGTCTGCATTTGCCTGAAATACCTTTTCTTCAACGTTAATGCTTGACTCTAGACCTCCAGGAGTTCCATCTGCAAGATTATATAGAGTGTCTGGATGTACTGGGATATCGGTTGCGGAAACACTAGTGTGATACTCCCAGTTTTCTGTATTAGTAAATGTGTAAATGTTTCTACTTTGATTAGAGCTTGTCACTGGGTTTGTTCCTGCGGAGTATACCCCGATCTCTGTAATCTCATACCTTTCTGAAGTAGGTAGCTCTGAGGTAAAAACTATCTCGGTATACTGCACTGGATTTCCATTGCCATCAACAGTTACGTCACCATTCTCATCTAAAACATTCTGAGTTACATATCCTCTAGAAATAATAGGTGCCCTAAACATCTCGAAGTCTAGACTTTCCTTCTGCTCGTAGGAGCCTAGGTTAAAGTTATCTGATGTAGATAGTGGGGCTGCACCACAGCCAAATGCCAAATATGATGCATATGACGGAACATGGCCGATCAAGTACTTGGCTAGAATGTCTTTTCCTGTGTTAGTTATCATTTTTTCCTCTAGTATATTGTACCATTAATAATCTGGCCCGAGCTTAGTATCTGAAGCTCAACTTGCTCATCATCTGCTACCCCAACCAACTCAATTACAATAGAGTTTTCTGAGTTCAGGTAGATATATAGTCCGCCTAGGCCGTTGCCCTCGTTGGGAAGATAGTCCTCTAGCTTAATAGAAAAGTTATTGAAGAATGCCTGCGATGAATTCTGTACTGGAATTATTGTCTGGGGACCATATTTAACTGCAAGCTGTGCCAAATTTTTAATTGGCTGATAAGCAACTGTCTGACCATTAACTGTGTCGTGTCTAGATATAGTTATGATCTCCTGAGCAGACAACTGCTCCAGAGCAATATTGAAAATACCCTCATCTATCTCTATTGATTGGTCATCTAGAATAATATCTGGAGTAGCTTCCTTCACAGATGACGAAGATGAAGGGCTTGAGGCTGGGAGATTTGCTTCTGCTGAAACCATATTATGACACCTCACTTACATATAAAGTCATTTCGGGACCAGAAGATAGTCTGGAATATTCTATATTGTATACTACAAAACGCTTAGTGGAGTCGATTGCAAGATCCTTTCCTGAGTCCGATCTGTAGTCAATCTTTACGATGTCACCAAGCTGAATTGTGGAATGGGGGAATATCCTTATTCCAAGCGAAGTTCTGGGCTTCATTATTTTTGAAACAACCCACTCCATCATGTCGGAGGCTGCGTCCTGGCTCTGAATATAGGATGCATCTAAGACAAATTCATTCTTTCCATACTTGACCCGACTATTCTTAATCCTATTATACTCTTCTCTAGATACAATTGGCGAGATGCTCTCTGGATCATCGGACACTGCTGAGTCATAGAACGAGCCCCTGTTAGAGAAATGCGAATCCACTGTTAGCTCATTAGATGACTTTTGGGTAAAAGCAATTCCCTGAATTTTAAGATAGTTTCCACTGTTTTCGCTTAGATCTATAGTCGAGTCAGTTGAGTTAAACACCATAAACTCTGCCCCGTATGCACCAGCCATAAATCCAGACACAGTGTATGTCTTAATCCTATTAAATGTTGGGGCTAGTCTTGCATAGAGTGCTGGATACGCCTTTTCATATCTTACATTAAAGTAAGCCGCCTCTCTCATAATTGTTCCAAACTCATCGAAGTATAGGTTATACTTTGGATCTTCTGCTGGACTTATACCAGATAGCATTGTAGACTGTACGATACCGCTCATTGAGTATTTTCTAAAGGACTCGCTGAGGCTTATCTCGCCTGAGCTAAAAGCTGTGCTTGTTGGCAAGTTGACTGCTAGCGATGGGTTTTGAGAATAGTTTGCACCAATAGCATATATATTTTCAAACATTGCTCGAGATGCTCCACGGATAAAGAGTGCCATATTATTATATACTGGCAATGGATTTAAATCATTCACAGTTCTAATAAGCTTATTGTTTAGGTAAAGGTAGAAAGTCCTAGTTGTCCCAATATCCTCGTACTCTACTGCCAGATCATACACGCTAGGATTTTCTTCTGCCACCATCCTATACTGACCCACAAAGTCACCACTGTCTACTGTTATCTTTGTAATGCCCCCCCAAAGCATTACGGGGATTGCCTCGCCAGTGGTGGAATCCTTCATGATCTTGTAGAATACAATGTTAAACATTGAGTCCTTGTTCTCGATGCTCTTTGTGTCAATGGTATCTAGTGCTATGATTTCATAGTAGTATCCGTTATTTGTTTCTGGATTAATCAGGCAGGCTAGGCCTGCACTGCCACCGCTCACCCCATTGTAATAGGGAGTGCTTCCATATGGTGTCTGGAAATTTATTTCATTATTTTGGCTCTTACCAACAATTCTAAGCCTGGTTCCAAAATGCTTGAAGTTCTCAGACAATGGCTTGTGAACATATGACACATAGTTGAGTGGGTCTTGCGTGCTAGCGAAGTTTCCGCCAGTCATAACTAGGGCCGAGGCCTGAACGGTTCCTGTCTGAGTTGACAGGAGCCTATCAACGTTCACATCTTTTGGAAAGTTGGATGCCAGGTAATTTTTTATGATTCCATTTCTAGAACTTGCAACTCCGACAGCCCTATCAACTCCAGCCGATCCGCTTTCTAATGTCAGCCCCTCTAAGCCTGCAGTTATATTGCTAGAATCTTCTACCCCAAATATAAGGTTAGCACGCATCTTGCAACCCTTGACGTTGGCATTGTCATGCCAGTATGAATCTAGCCCTGCAGAGTGTTCTGTAATCTTTGTACCAAATTGGGCCCTTCCATTTCTAGCTATTGAACCTGGCTTAAGCCTTGTCACTCCATCGACGACTTCGTACTCTGGCTCTGTAAATATTCTAACCAAACCAGTAGGGTACATCTTTCCGTTAAATGGAATCTTTGCAAAATACTTTTGGTAATCTTTTACACTTGTAATCCAAACATTTCCGTCGGTTGACTCTAGTTCCGATAGTCCTGGCACGCTATACTGAACAGCATCAAACTTAATAATTTCTCCATTTGCATACAGGTAACCGCTATACCTAGCCATGAAGTTGACTGCTTCGCCAATGTCAATTGTATTATTGATTACTACACCATTGTATACCGATGGCTCTGAGGATGGAATGTCCGAATTGATTGGGTATGCCCCTAGCGTATACGACTCCTGCGTTCCAAGTGTTTCATTCTGTGAAGTTACACTGCTTTCAGGGGCTACCTCCCAAAGTTCTGATGCCTTGTATACCCAGTTAATGTCCCTTTGTAGTTTATCTGCGGATCCAATGTTCTTGTAGTTTTTTTGAATATACCTGGGAGTATATCTAACAATTCCATCATTATATACACGATTTTCTTTAGAGGCAATCTCTATAATGTTTGCTTTAGATAATCCGTTTGACAGGTTCTTGTAAGCACCTGCAGCCTGAGAGTCTCGGCTGCCTAGCAGCGTTATATCTGTAGCACGATCGTCCTCACTTGCCATCAGATACTCTTTGGTCATTACTACAAAGTTATTATACTCGTCAAAGAACATGGCACTTTGTGTTGAAACCGCGAGGCCCTCTAGGACCTCAGCCAGGGTCTGATTTGAATCTACAAAGAAATATGGAATGATAGGCTCTGCTTGGCCATCAATCATTTTAATTGTGTAGTTTGAAAAACCAACGTAGTCCAAGATTGTAGATATTGCATAGCTTAGAGAGGTGTCTGGTATCATTAGCTCTGGTGCTGAGGTTGACTCCAAGTGAAAGAATAGATCTCTTAAAACTAGGTCTGTAGATCTTGTCTGCACATTTGTCTCTGCCATGCCATCTACGTAAAATGTTTTTAGTGGAATATAGTACTTGTACCCATCCAAATTCTTAATAATATCGTATAACTTTATCTGTAAGTTTTGTGATATAAAGCTTTGAATTATGCTGTCTGAATTTACCGAGCTAAATGCTAGTTCGGTATCGAATAGCTCTAGGCTACCTGTAGATGCTAGAAGCTGACCCACTGGCAATCCAGTGATCCCTAGATCTGAAGCAGTTTTATTTACTGTAAAAGACTTTGTCATATCTGTCAAGTCTGCTACTAGTCTTGGAGACATCTCGATTAAGTCAAAGGTTGCATCTGACTTATTAATAGTATCTACTAAAATTCTTATTCCAGATATTTCTTGGAATTCT